CCCGTGTCCTCATGGCGGTAGCCGATGACGAGGAAAATCTGGCAGGTCTGAAAGACAGTATGTTTGAGATCATCAATGAAATGGTCAAGGACTGCTGGGCTGAAAAGACGGCCAAGACGGAAGCCGAAAAAGAAGCTGCAGTGAACAAGCTGAAAGCCTTTGTGGCAATGCTCTTTGAACCGGAGGACTGACACAGGGCGGTTCCAATGGCGGGAGGAACGAAAACAAAACCCGCTGCCAGAAATACAGGCAGAAAGGCGGGGGAGTGTGAGCAGTGAATTTACGCCCTTTGTGGCGGCGTCCATGCGGGAAATGCTTTTGGATATGCTCGAAAAGCACCCGGAGATTTTCGACAGACCGACAAGATACCCGGAGGGCCGGGCAGAATTTTTGAAACAGAAGGAGCCGAACCATGGATAACGAAAAACTGTATGAGGACATGAAGCCGAAAGAAAAGTTTGAGGTTCTCTGGGCGGAGAGCGGCCTTGCTGATCGTCCGGGAGCGGAAAACCTTTGGCAGCAGATGGTGGCTTTAGGGTTCTTTGAAAAGCCTGCAAGCATTAAGCACCATTCCAACCATCCCGGCGGTCTGTGTGAGCACTCGGTTTGTGTGGCAGAGGCGGCAATGGAACTGTGCAGAACGAATCACGCTTTCAAGAAATGTCACCGGAATGAAGTTCTTGCGGCAGCGCTCCTGCACGACTATTGCAAGGTGGGCAAGTACCGCGATAAAGGCAACGGCGAGTACGAATACTTTGACGCCGGTCTGGTGGGCCATGGAGAAGGAAGCGTCATCATGGCACAGCAGTACATCAAGCTGACGGCGCGGGAGATCGTGGCGATTCGCTGGCACATGGGAGCATACAGCGGGTCGCAGGACTGGGATACGCTCAGTGCTGTTTATGACCGCTACCCGGAAGCCCTGTGTCTGCACTTCGCGGATATGATCGCTACACACTACGATGAAGTTCCTTTCTGAGGCTGTAAATGAAGGTACATAACAGAAGTCCCACCGAAAAAGACCTGCACAAAAATGAACAGTGCAGGCACACGTTCGAGATCACCCACAAACGGTGTGCACCGTGCAGTGGCTATGATACGAACTGTGAACGTTACGAAAAAACCAAGGGTGCTGCTGATACAAAAACATCTAAGGTATGAATGAGCCGCCACGCACCGCGTCAGCGCGGCGGCTTTTATATGGCGCGGGGCTGAACCTTGAAACGACGCAGGGGGAAACCGCCAGCGGGGCCACACCCCGTCCGCGCCGCTTTGCAGCAGGTATTCATGGAAGCCGGTGCGTTTGTCCATAATTTGACGCACCGACAGGGGCAGAGGGTGCCGTATGGCGGCGTTTCTCCCGTGTAAGCTGGTGCAAGACCACGCTGCCTTTCTGCCAAGCTACGCCCGCATGACGGTGCGGAAACCGATTTGGGCGTGCACGCCGCATGAGCGAAGAAATGCCTTGTCCGATCCACCCAAGCCAAAGGTGGAAGGTCTGCTTGACCAAGACCGGCCCGCCGCGCTGCTCTCTTGCGCGGTGGGTTCTGATATGCGGGTGCAGCAAGGAAGTTGTCCGCCGTCCTGATCCCCCATCGGTAGGCAAGCCGGTTCGATTCCGGCCACCCGTGCAAGAACTATGAAAAAATCAATAGGAGGTAAAAAGAGTGCTTTACGTCGATGCAATAAGGATTTTGGAGAAAATTGCACAGGCGAGATTCCTTCACGCGACAATGCCGAAACAAGAAGAAATCGAAGAAGCGATTAAGGTTGTGGCAAGTCAGGTAACGGTTCAGGCTTGTCCGGGCTTCGCGCTTCATGCCGCACTGTGGTGGATGGCAATTAAATCTAAAGAGGCAGAAGAATGATTCATTTGGGCGACATTACTAAAATCCATGGAGACCAGATTGAACCCGTGGACTGCATCACGTTTGGTTCGCCTTGTCAGGATTTGTCCATGGCAGGCTTGAGAGCTGGCCTTGAGGGGAAAAATTCCGGTCTGTTCACAGAAGCCATAAGAGTTATTGTAGAAATGAGGGTTGCCACAAATGGAATGTATCCAGCTTTCGCTATCTGGGAAAATGTTCCCGGAGCTTTCAGCTCAAACGGCGGAGAAGATTTCAGAACCGTGCTGGAAAAACTTGCCCACGCGGCACAACCAGACGTTTCAATTCCTCGACCTGCGGGGGGGGCGATGGTGCAAGGCCGGAGCAATCATCGGAAACGGCTGGTCTCTGGCATGGCGGTTGCTCAACGCTGAACGTTGGGGAGTGCCCCAGCGTAGAAAGCGTATCGCAGTTGTCGCAGATTTTAGAGGTCAATGTGCCGCAGAGATACTTTTTGAGCGCACGGGCCTGTCAGGGAATCCTGACAAGAGCATCCCGACGTGGCAAAGCGTTACCGGATTTACTCAAAACTGCCCTGCTGGACATGATCGAGTGGTGGCAGGGGAGGCAGCCTACACCCTGAAAATCCGTTCGGGATGTGCAGGAGGCGGGAAAGGCGCACTGGTGCAGACAGAAAAGACGGGAACGCTCTCGACGCTTCAAGACCAGACCCTTTTCCAGCCAATCGTCTTTGACGCTCGTGGAAATGGCAACGGTAAGACAGTTCCGACCATTACCGGGGATCATGAGAGCCGCGTCACAGACTATACGGCTATTGCGGTCGATCTGTACAACGGAGCTGTTACCGGAAGCAAGGCGGCAGCCTTGAGTTGCAAGAATACCGGGACGACAGCGGGGCCGCAGGTTGCTGAAAGAAAAACCTATAGCGAGCAGACTTTCTCTACATACAAGGAAAGCGACAGCAGTGCAACACTGAAAGCGAAAACGGGAAATATCGGAAACGGTGGGGAATGCCTTGTGGCGGAACGTGTCGTGCGCTGGATCGTCCGAAGATTGACCCCGACGGAATGTGAGCGCCTGCAGGGATACCCGGACGGATGGACAGACATCGGGGAATGGACGGACACCAAAGGGAAAAAGCATAAACCGGCAGATACGCCGCGCTATAAGGCACTGGGAAACAGCATTGCCCTTCCGCAGTGGTTCTGGATTGCCCAGAAGATGCGGCCATACCTGAAAGATAAGCCAACACTGGGAAGCCTGTTTGATGGAATTGGCGGTTTCCCGCTTGTGTGGGAGACGGCATATGGAGCAGGTACAGCAGTGTGGGCGTCTGAAATTGAAGAATTTCCAATTGCAGTAACAAAAAGGTGGTTTGGAAATGACACGGAAAATGAAAGCAATTCTGGTGCTGTTCTTCGCGGCTGAGATCGTCAACAGCGCAAAGGTCGGCGTACTGAAAGGCCGTATTGCAGACCTTGAGACCCAGCGGGTTATTTACGCAAGCCGTGCCCAGAACTGGCTTGACCGGGCTGTAGAGGACGAAGAAGTTATTGATTCTCTGCAAATTCGCCTTGATGAAACAGCGGACAGGAAAATCGAGCTGACAGAGGCAGGTACATTTTTCTGCACGGCATATTGCACAGAACAGTACGAACATATCTGCGGAGAAGGACACGGAATTACGGCCAGCGGCCAGCCTATACAGGCAGGCGTCACTGTGGCAGCGGACACGTCCATCTTTCCGTATGGAACGGTTCTGTACATTGAGGGCGTAGGAATCCGCATTGTGCAGGACAAAGGAGCCGCCATTCAGGGAAAACACCTTGATGTAGCTGTGGACACTCACGAGAATGCCGAGAAGTGGAACGGCTGTGGAAATCATAGAGTATGGGTTTTGAAGGAGGAATAAACTATGGCGAACTGGGTAAAAGGAAAACTTAAAATCCGCGGAAAGCCGGAAGATATTAAGCGGTGGGTGGAAGAATGCCTGCACTGCTACTTCACAAAGTGGTTTAGAGATGGCTCATACGAAGATGAACTTGTAGATGACGCTGTCGTATTTGAACATGATCCGAAAGCCCGCGAGATGCGTTTGGATACGATCGAGGACGCTTATATCGAAGGAACGAAAAGAAACTTTGTTGAAAAGGGGGTCTACGGGGATTCTTACAGAGAAGATGAAAAGCCGATCCTTGTTGTAAGCATGAAAGCAGCATGGAACGTTGATGAAACGCCCTACATTGAAATGTCCAAAAAGTACAATGTGGATTTCCGCGTGTATGGATATGAAATGGGTTTGGAGTTCAACAGGGAAATTGAGATCGTGGAGGGCAGACTTGTCACGAACCGGAGAATCAAATTTAAGGACTACAAATGGGAATGCCCTGATCCGACGCTTGGAGGGTGAGCGGTGAAGATAAAAAGAGCGCTGGAAGAAGTTGCAGCAGAGGCCCAGAAGGATGGGTATGGGTTTGAATATATGCGAAACATCCGGGATGGATCGCTTGAAATGAGAATTTTCAAGGGACGATTTGGCGAAAGGGTGACTTTACCCGTCAGGGAAGTGGTCGAGCATGAAACGTCCGGGACGGGGCACAAGCTCATTTTCGATACTTACTTTGCCCTGAAAGATCAATACGAGAGGGACGAAGTATGGATGTGAAGCAGTCTCAAAAGGCAGGAAATAATGCAATTCAAATCCAGCAAACGGTTGTCGGAGACAATAACTATGTTGTCGGAATTGAAATTGAGAACGACAGCCGCAAGCCGAACGACAACCAGCCCAAAAGGTCACTTCTGCGTAGGCTTGCTGCTTTTCTAAATGATATGGTAGCGGAGATTATCGACGCATTGGAGCTGTGAAATGACCCAGTATTGCAGATATTGTTCACTGGCGTCCCTGCAGGACGACGATCTAATTTACTGTGAAGCAAGAAAAGAAATCCGGGATAAAAAGAAAATTGTCAGCCCGAACCGCTGCAAGCAGTTTGAATTTAATCCGGTTGATGTCCTGAACGAAGAAAAGGACTACAAGCCGCGCGAAACGAAAAATAAGAATCCAGAGGGGCAGGTGAGCTTCCTGTAATGGGATTATCAAAGTGGCGTCCCTATTTACCACGATCCGATTTAATCCAGCTTTCGCCCGTACATAAACGCATGAGCGAAAGTTGAGGAAACATGATTCTTTTTATTATCGGCGCACTGTTTGTACTGATCGCGCTGGCTATCCTGATTTTCTCGGATGATGCAAAAAGAACTGCAATCATCCCGGCGGTGGTGGCTGTCATTTTTATCGGCATTTCCTGTGTGTCCTATGTCCCTACCGGCTATACCGGCATCGTCACGACCTTTGGCAAAGTCGAGGATGGCACGAAGGACGCAGGTGTGGTGTTCAAGGCCCCGTGGCAGTCCATCGTGAAGATGGATAACCGTGTTCAGGAAATGAGCATGGACTTGTCAGCATTCAGTTCTGACATTCAGGAAGTCTCCACCAGTGTGGCGGTTGGCTACCGGATCAATCAGGCAAATGCAATGACCATCTACAAAGAGGTCGGCAAAAAGTATGAGGACACCCTGATTACTCCCCGTGTCCTTGAAACGGTGAAAGCTGTAGTTGCCCACTACGATGCAAGCAGCCTGATTTCTAACCGGGATGCAGTCGCTTCCCAGATGGACACGAAACTGCGGGAAGTGCTGGCACAGTACAACATCGACCTGCAGTATATCAGCGTAACCAATTTTGACTTCACTGATACCTTTACCGATGCGGTGGAAGCAAAGGTCAAGGCCCAGCAGGAAAAGGAAAAAGCCGAGACTGACGCCGACAAGCGCCGTGTCGAAGCACAGGCCACGGCGGACGCTGACCTGATCGCAGCCAATGCGGAAGCGGAAAAGTCTAAGGTTGCAGCGGACGCAGAGTTGTACGTTGCAGAGAAAAAGGCGGAAGCAAACCGCGCCTTGAACGACAGTCTGAACAGCAACCTGCTGGAATACTACAAGATCACCGACGTGGAATCCCGCTGGAACGGTGAACTGCCTGCCTATGTTGGCGATGGTAACAGCATCCCCATTATCAACGGCATCAACTGATCTTTTGGAGCCGCCCAGAGCGGCGGCTCCTTTTTATATGAGCATAGGGAATAGGCCCCGCCCGGTTCAAGCCCGGAAGTGCCCACCGAAAGAAAATGAGCAGAAAGGAGCAGAAAATGGCAAAGTTCAGTATCATGCTGTTCGGCATTGACAGCTACACGAAAAACAAGATGCAGCTACCGTACAAGCTGGACGCAAAAAGCTCAGATGCAGCACTCCGTGAGGCACGGATGTGCGCAATGACCTTTTATCCGAGGTTTAGTGAAACGGAAAAACCGGACGTGGAGGTGGTCAAAAGATGAAACTTTCAGGGCTGACAAAGATGGTCAAGCGGCAGCTTGTCTGCAATGTTTTCCATAACGACGAGAGTGATGATTTCTACATTGGAACTGCGTCGGCGATTTACTGCGCTACCGGTTTCCCGCGTCCGCTGAACCGCAACCAGATGGGCGCTATGCTGGGAATCAGCGAGGATACCATGATCGAAAAGGTGGTTTACAACGACTTCGACTGTGCATACAAAATTGATTTTCAGGGTTTCAATCTTGACGACACAATTAAGGATGAAGTCGAAGTGAAGAAACTGGGCATCGGTATTTACTGCAGTGGAGAAATCCTTATCCCGCTTGTGACCGAGGATCGCCACATGGTCGGCATTATCTGTCAGTCGCACCTTGCGCCGCTGGAGGATGAAATTAAGAATAACGGTTTTATCCGCTATTACCAGAGAAAACAAACCGACGGAACGGTTTATTATGTCGTGAAGAACGGCATGAGGGTACGAGCCGCCGTTATGGCATATACGGTGCCGGACTACGCAGAAGCAAAGCTGCAAGAACTGGTTGCAATGCTGGCAGAAACTCACATCGGTGAACAGGAAGAACCGGAACAGACGTTCGATGATTTGAACGCCGAAAAGGATTCCGAGCAGCAGGAGTAATAAGAAGGAGAAACGACCATGAGCAAGATTTTGAAAAGCACAACTTTGGGCAATGTGAAAAATGGCGGCATCTTCAAGGCGCTGGGCAAAGAGTTTGTGAAGCTGGATGCAGACGAACACGGTTGTCTGGTGCTGGCAAAGGACATTTGGACGAAAATGCCGTTCCGTGACGGCGACGACCCGGAGTGTCCCAACGATCTGCGCCGGAGCGATGTTATGAAGTATCTGGGTAACTGTCTGGCAGAGTTTACCGAGAAGGGTACGCCGCTGGATACTTTTATTCCGTTCAAGATCGACCTGCAGGACACAACCGGACAGACCGAATACGGAACCGTTGAATACAGAATCGGCCTGTTGACCCTGCGTCAGTATGGAAAGTATTGGCGGCTGATCCCGAAGGTAGATACGCCGTGGTGGTTGGCGACGCCTTACGGTACGCCGAATTGCTCTCCGTACACCAGCAATAGCAGCCGCGTCTGGTACGTCAACACCGATGGCTCCTACCTCTACTACTGGTACGGCCACTCCTGTGGTGTTCGCCCCGCTTTGTACTTTCCCTCTACACTCTGGGTCTCTACCGAGGATGAAGGAGAAGCCGGGTTTTGCCTCGCCGATGTTCCATTGGATGATCTGCTGGCTGAAATCAAGAGCCGGGCGGAGGAATAACCATGGACGTTATCACAAAAGATGTCCGTGCTCTGGCAAAGAAGGAGCTGGCGGCAGCAAACCGCCGCTTTCGGATGTTCGCAAGTCCGCATGAAGGGTATGCGGTGATCCGGGAAGAACTGGACGAACTGATAGACGAGGTGCGGAAGCTCCACTTTGGCTTGACAATCCGGCTGTGGCGAGATGTCAAGAGAAACGAACCCATGAAGCGGGAGCACCTGAATCTCATTTATGATGTGGCAATCCACGCAGCGGTGGAAGCTATTCAGCTGGCCGCAATGGTCAAGAAATACGAACGCAGCCAGCGGCACGACTGGCCGGGCGGCTGGGTGCCGGACTATGGAACGGGGCCTGAACCTCTGAAAAAGAAAGGCGGGGAAACGGTATGATTTTGGCAAAGGATGATATTGAAAAGGCTGTCAGCTGGTGGGCTGGAAAGCTGATGGATCACCAGCCGCATAGCAACGGAGACGATAGCTTTACCTCTGTTGCAGTGTGCTTCCTTGCGGATACGATGCGACAGAGCGTTACGCTGGATCAGCTGAACACATTCAAGGCGGCATTGGCAAAAAGCATTGAGGAATACGCGAAAAGCATTCAAGCTTTCGGCTTTTCCATCGGGAGTGATTACGGCCCGTGCAAAATGCTGGCCGATGCTGCCGCCGAAGCTGGCATCGACAGAGCAAACTTTCCGTTCAAGACGACAATGTTTTTTACGGAAAAAGAGGGGGTTCTGGTACGGGATGGCTACGGTGCCCCGGCTGTCAGGATTTGTTGAGGTGACAGAATGGTAACAAAAAATAAGACCCCGGCAGAGGTTGAGGCCGTGACCATCACCATGAGCCGGGAGACAGCACAGGCCGTGAAGCAGGCGTGCGAAGAATACCTCCGGTTCCGCATGGGCCAGTTTGAGGACTTCACCAATGAGGTTTGCTGCTGGGATTATGTGGACAAGATGGAAAAGCGGTGCCACACGACCGAAGAACGAAAGCAGTTTCATAAAGACCACGAAGCGGATTTTCTCAAGTGTATGCGGCTTCGTAACCAGATGCGGCAGGGCATGGACGCACTTTGGAAGCAGAACGTTCCGCCTGCATCTATCGACACGACCATGAAGGGAGCATACCGGGCAGAAACCGTCTGGCTGACGATCCGGTACGCGCTTGCGTGGCACGACTTCCCGGAGGGTGGACAGTGGGTCGATTTCTATGAACCGATGAACCGTTCGGATCAGCCCATGCCGAAAGTGGAACTGAAACTGAAAGGCGAAGAAAAATGACGATCACAACATACCCGGACGGTCATTCCGTCCAGCAGGGAACACCGGAAGAACTGGCGCAGTTCATTTTCGCGGCGACGGAGGTTCAAACCTTGCAAAAATTCAAAAGTCTGGTCGAGGCAATCCCGGCGGAAATGGAGAAACAAAGGGATATTGTGGTGACGATACCGGATTTGCCAAAGAAGAAGCGAACGCCCAGAAAGAAAGCGGGAAAAGAAAATGAAAGAAAAACGTCTGGTTGATGCAAACCATTTCATGCAGGTACTCAAGAACATAGAGTATGCACTGAAAGGGGAGCTGACACACGGGAAAATCAAAACCAGTGTAGTGCAGATGATCGAGGGCAGTTTGAATGCCGAACCGACCATTGCCCCGGAGAGCCTGCAACCGCTGACATACAATGAGAACCGGGACTACATAGACTGCGACGAATTTATTTGCCACAAGTGCGGCATTCACGTTGAGGACTGGAAGCAAATCAAAATCGACCCGGACGACGGGGAGAAAGAACTTTGCGAGTACAAGTTTAAGCACTGCCCAGAGTGCGGCGCAAAAGTCACTTCACACAAAAGCTGTGAATTTTGCAGGTGGCATTTGCAGGACGGGACGTGTTTCAACAAACATCATTCTCAGCCCGTGACAGGCCGGGAAGCTTCCTGCTGGAACTGGGAGGAACGTGAGTGATGGAAAAAGAGTGTTTCACATGCGCATGGCATGATAACTTTTCATGGGTGTGCTTCAATGGAAATTCTGAGCATCGGGCGGATTTCACAGACCCGGAAGATAGCTGCCCTGTGTGGGAAGGAAGGGAAGATAGTGATGAAAAAGAAGAAAAGTGAGTTCGGCGCTTACGCTATCGGCTGGCTGTACTTGCTGGCACCGGTGATTATTCTTGCCGTGGTGCTGGTGGTAAAATATTTTATTGCAGCATCCGACCTGCCGGATTGGTTCAAATTCGCCCTGCTGAAATAAGCAAGACAAGCCCTCTACCTTATATATAAAGAGCGTCCGTCGTTAAATTGCCGCCCTGACGAGGCGGCAAGGGGCTTGTATATCGGAGCTAAACTAAGGGACATTCTGAGAAATCAGAGAAAAACAGGAGCTTTCCCCCGGCGGGGAAAGGGAGTGCAGAGGGAAAACGAGGGCAGCGTTCTGATGGCTTGCCGGAAGCAGGATCGTAGGGAACGCGGCCCGGTGTTGTTCCTCTGCATCGTTCCCTTCTCGTGTTTGTGGTTCAAGATTCAGAAAATTCCATGACGTGTACGGAAAGGAGGACGTGGAGAGTATGACCGCGGGATTCAGAGTACGAGAGCAAAAATTTATCTGCGGCAAAGACTATGCCACGGCTGACACCATGCAGGTGGATTTTTTCGAGATCACGGAACAGCAGCACAAGGCCAGCACCCGCAAGAAAAAAGAGCTGGCAAGCTCCATTGCGAAGGAAGCGTACAATTTGCGAAAAAGTGGACGGTATTTAGAGCTGTTGGTTCAGCGCAACTTCCACAAGAGCGATTATTCTGTTACATACACCTATGACGATGAACACCGGCCCGACCCGGCGGACACAAAGCGTGTGGATAAGGATTTTTCCGCCGCCATGAAAAAGCTATACCGGATGTGCGATAAAAAAGGCATTCGGCACCCGAAGTGGATCGTCGTGCATGAATACTCGACGTATGTTGACGGGGTGTGGGTGGGAAAGCACCATCACCATGTCATTATGCAGCGCGTTTACGGTCTGACCCGTGAAATGGTAGAGGAAGCGTGGAGCGGGCGCGGCATGGCCCGTTGCGAACCTCTACACTTCGATCATGGCTACATCACGAGCCTTGCAAAGTACATCATGAAGAATGTGAGGTGCAAGCGCCATTGGCGGCAGAGCCGCGGGCTGAAACCGCCGAAAATGCCCCGCCCGAACGATGGGAAAATGAGCCGCACCAAGTTGAAAGATGTTTGCGAGAACCGTCTGGAAGATCGTGCATTCTGGGAGAAGATGTACCCCGGATACACCCTGCACTACTGCGAACCCATAATCACCGGCAACAACACCCGGCACCTGATCGTGCGCCTATATCGCAAAGAGACTGGGATGCAGCAGAACAGGAGGAACCGGCCTTGAGTATGAGGATGGAACTTTCTGACCTGCCACCAAAGTATCGGGCACAGGCGGAAGCACAGATTGCGGCCAGATGCAGAGCAAAAGCACCGACGCTGGAAGCCGTGGCTGCAGCCGCCAAGAAAACAGGACGGGAGTTTGACAGCAGGGGCGAGTACGACTACTACATGGGAATGATTCTGCCAAAAGTCCAGCGCGGGGAGATCGTGAAGGTGGAATCGCACCGCAGGTTTACCATGCTGCCCGAAAAAGAATACGGCAATGTGAAACTACCGGCGATGCACTATACCCCAGATTTTGTGCTGACTTATGCAGATGGCACAGTTGAGGTTGTAGAGGTGAAAAGCAAATTCACCCGGCGGCAGCAGCGCGATTACATCCACCGCCGCCGTATGTTCATCGACCTTGTGGCGGAGCCGCGGGGCTGGCGCTTTGTGGAACACATTACCCCTGATACTGCAGCAGAAATCAAAGCATGGAAGAAGTGCGCCCAACAGACCGAAAGGAAAGGATGAAACATCATGAGCAGAGGAATCCCAAGGGCAGTGTCTATGCATATGGCACAGAATGCCTTTGCCCGGTGCGCCGAAAAGGTAAACACCAGAAAGAACCTGACGCTGAACCGGCAGGCCGTTGGCGAGGTGGTGAGCTACTGCACCATGATCGCCGCCAATGACACGCTAGATTTCAACCGGGACAAGCAGGAGCGGCTTTGCACGGAAATGAACCACCGGGCAGAGGTATACACGGTTGAAATGAGCGCATATGGGCAGCCGAAAGCCCGCGAGAAGCTGAGAGAGCGCACAGCACCGATGCTGGATAAGCCGTTTGTCCTCCCGGCGGGACAATACCCGCGCAAACAGCGTGAAAAAGACGCGCTGGCCGAACGGCGTGCCGCTGGTGATCTCGTGATCCGGTTCTTCATCGAAGCGCTGGATTCTATGGGCTATGATCGTGCCCAGATCAACAGCACCGTGGAAGAAGCCAGAAAAAACTATGAACAGTTCCTCGAATGGGCAAAAGACGGGGAGTATGTGGCGTATACCAAACTGGGCCGGTGTGTCGCCCAGATGACCGGCGGCAGTACGGAGGTTGCGCGTGTGCCCGGTGCAGGGCCTATCTTCTCGACAGAATTTTGACGGTACGGAGCGTAGGAGGGCAAAATGCAGGCAGAAGAAACGAAAATGATTTTGCGCTACTTTGGCGGGATTGAAGCACAGCTTGATGATGTCAACATTGAGCTGGCAGAACTGCGAGACCGCTACAATCCCATCAAGGGCATTGCTATGGACGGTATGCCGCACGGCAGCACGCCGGGAGACAGTACCGCGTCGCTGGCTGTGAAACTGGCCGATGATGTGGAGTGCCAGCGCCGGGAAAATGAACTTCGTGTTCGGAAGGATGTTCTCCGTGCAGATCAGACCACGATCCGGGGACAATTAGACCGGCTGAACAGTCGTTACAAAACGATCCTGTGCGGGCGGTATGTCTACAGTGATCCGTCGTTACAAAAAGGCTGGAAAACCATAGCCCGCGAACTGAGAAAAACAGAGATCACAGCCCAGCGGTGGGAAAAGTTCGCGCTGGTCGTTCTGGGTTCCATGCTGGATGAAGTCCCGATGGTCGAAGAACTGCTCTCACGCGCGTATGACGCGCGCGATTAAAAGGGGCTGTAAAATGGCTTATGCCTGATTTTTGATAGAAAACCTGCAAAAACAGGCCCTTAGAATCGAACTTCAGCGATCTTAATTCGTGCCGGAAAGACACTATAGGGTAGAGAATGAAGCGAATTTATGCGCGTGCAGAATGAAGGGCTTCCGCGAAACCTCCGAACCGCTCAGAAAAACAAACTTGCGAATCGTCAAAAACAGAAATCCCCCGGCGGGTAATTCCGTCGAGGGATTTCGTGCGTTTATGGTTCGTTTTTCTTGATGATGATTTTCGGAACGGTGGGCGGTTCGCCGTGCTGCTTCATGTACTCGGCGATTTCGTTCGGCAGGCCAACAGGAAAGCCGTTTTCGTCCAGCGGCCCGTCATACCCGGAAAAATCCACAACATGAACCGTGGGCGGTTCCTGCAGGGTGCCGCAATACTGGCCGTCCTCATAGTTTACATCCGTGACACGGTTCCAATAGCCAATGTCGCCGTGCTCGGTCTGGGCAGCTTCCATTGCGGCGTGGGCCTGTTCCTCGGTCAGACCGTCGAACGTGGCGCGGGTGCCGTCGGCAAAACTGGCAACCAGACGCCAAGGCGCAAAAAATTCGACTTCGTTCGTAAAAATGCCCCCTTTTTTGCAAATTCGTTGTTGGAATTGAACTTTTCGTGATGAAAAAGTCCAATTTCGTTAGTGAAAGTATATCACAAGATGCCCCGGCATGGAACCGGGGCGTGGGTCATTCTTGTTCCTCTAAGCGCTTGCGAAAGGCTTTGTTCACAGTGTCGTACTGCTTGTTCAGAACGTCGTTGCCGTGGTCGTACTCGCTTGCCCACGAAAGCAGCTTGTCGGACAGACACCGGCAGGCAGCCGCCATGCAGACGCAATATTCGTTGTGGGTGTTGGGCAGGGGAAAGCTGCGCAGGATGTACATTTCATCGAAAACGGTATGCCGGACTTCAATGCGCCCGTTCCAGATCGTTATGTTGACGGTGGCCAAGTGGCGGCAGGAAGTGATCCTATGCAGGACTGAGAGAAAGCGTTCGTTGGTTGTCATGGTTCGTTGCTCCTTTTCGTGGTGGTGATGTTCAGCGAGCCGGTCGCCGCTGAAAGGTAAAGCCGGGGTTACGTTCGGTCATTCGTGCAACAACCTTGTCCGCCTGATCTTTCGTGAACCGGGGCGCAAAAACCTTGTTCATGCCGCGCCTACCGCCCCACGGGTCGCAGAGGGTAAAATGCTGGTCGCTGGGGCCTTTGCAGTAGATGAAGTAGTAAATCGTGCTGGCCGCGGGCATACCGGGGTATCTGCGGGGCGTGGAACGTGCAGCAACTTCGACAGAGAACACGGACAGCTTCGCGCACCCGAAAAGATGGGTGCAGCAGTTCGTTTTGCGGTCGAGGATTGCAGCCCCGTCCAGCTCGCGCCCGTCTGTTGCATACTCCTTGACCAGATAGGCGATTCGTGTATGGGCTTCGGCAATGGTGCGAAAACTCATATCTTCGTCGGTGAAATCGGCAGAAGCGCAGGTAATGACCTGATACCGATGGTTCGGATCGTATTCACGCATGGTTTGTATCTCCTTTTCGTTTTGTGGTAGCCTTGCGGCTGGGGCTGGGCTGCTTTGAACGGTGCAACCCGGCTAGAGTATCCGTTATTCGCCAAGCTGTAAAAGCGTGGCTTTCGTGGGGATCAGATGCCGTGCAAGAGTGTCCGTGTAACTCGCTTCGCCCTCGTAGCTGTCCACGATCTTCTGCTCTGCCTTGCTCATGTCGTGGTAGGATTTCTTGCCGTAGGACGGCGGCAACCATCCTTTCTTCTGGCTGGCGAACAGGTTGAACGACTTCAAAACGTCGTCATTCGTGAATGTGATGTGGCAAGTGCCTTTTTTGTAGAAAGTGGCGGTGAAGTAGCGGAACTGCACGTTCTGGCTTTGTCCGCTCTCCTCGGCGGCTTTGAGCGTTGCCCGGAGTTCGTCGCCGTTGTACTTCTTGCCGTTCGTGTCGAGATAGTGCAGGGTGCGCTCGATTCGTGACAGGCAGCTCTCAGCGTTCCAACCGGGTTCAAACCGCCCGGAGTAATCACCCCACGCCGAACACCGAAAGATCACTTTCTTGCCGACTTTGTACGCTTCGTTCGTGCACCAGCCGTTGTAATAGTGAACGTTCTTCGAGTATTCGGAATTGTAGTGCAGATTTGTCCAGTCGTTGAAAAGGCCGATTATTTCATCTTCAATGCCGTTCACGATGTTAGCGGACATTTCTTCCCGGATCGTTAGAATGTTGTAGGGGCTGAAATCGTAGTTGGCAAGCTCGGAGATTCGGTTCTGGTACTCGCACTGCATCGCTTGCGTGAGGTTGTCCCGGATTTGCGGCAGGTCAAAGAGCTTCTTCCAGTACAAGCTGCGCAAGCTGTGAATCGCTTCGTTATAGCTCTTGTTGAAGTTCAGCACTTCGGTTTCCTTGTCGTCTGCGGTAGCGGCAGAAAACAGGCTCTTGATTCCGTTGTACTCTTCGTAAATACGGCGGATGCCCTCGGCGGCGGCATTGTACCGTTCCACCGCGGCGGCGATGGGATCAGCAGACACCAGCGCGGCAAGCTGCGGATCGGCTTTCATGCGGTCGGTCATTTCGTTGTTGAGCTCCAACCGGATTTTGCTTACTGGCTCCTTGTCGGGAATGTCAACGGAGATCAACGCCACTTCAACGCGGGCGGCGCGGCGGGCGTTCTTGAAAGCGTCCGGGATGTATTTGATCTGGGCGTTGAGCTCGTTTAGCTTCTGCGCCAGCTCTTTCCGCTCGTTCGTGTAGGGATTGCGGATCGTTTCGGCGTTGAGCAGACAGCGGATTTTGCCGCCGTCTTTCATGATCTCTAAAGCCTTGAGCAAGTGAGCAGCACCGGCGGAAAAAGGCGGGTTCATGATGATCGCCGCGTATTTCTTCGCGGGGCGGAACGTGAGAAAATCGTCATGCACCACGCGGAAACCGTCTTTCTTCAGTTTGGCGCGGAAGTCGCTGGACAGTTCCACACAGTCAAGATCAAACTCTTTCGCCTTGCTCGTGCTGTAACGGTCAAGCTCTCCCGTTTTGGGATCGTGCCGAATATCTGCGACGGCGTGAATCTGGCGGGCCAGTGCGCCGTCACCGGCAGAGGGTTCAAGGATGGGCTGCGGCAGGGTGCTCCCAGCCGTATTTTGTGCTTTGCAGGCTGTAAGCCATTTCCCACGCGAGATTGTCCGGGGTGGGGTAAAAGTCCCGGCTATCGTTCGGGGTCGTCATGGTTCGTTCTCCTTTTCGTGTTGGATTCACCCCGGCGGGGTGTGGGATCGGGTCGCTTTTCGTTCGGTGCGGCCCGTCAAGGCATCCGTTTCACTGCTGGGCTAAAATCGTGCTCAACCATGTGGAAGAGTCGGCGCAATCAACCATTTTCGCAAAGTAGCGGCCCGTTACAAGCTGGAACGCATATTGCGTGGTGTAAGTGCCGCTGTACATTTCCCGGCTGCAAAACTCTTCGACGTTGTTCCGGGTGTGCAAGCCGCGCGGCGGCAATACGTTCAGCGCGTCCTCATAGTCCTGTTTCGTGATCTCGACCATTTCCGGCGCGAGCAGCTTTTCCCGCTCAAAGTCCAGCCATTCGCCGTAGGTCATGACGGCATAAGAGCGGGCCTTTTCTTGCGCAAGGCGGCTTTCCCAATATCCCCGGTCGCTTTCGTGGTCGCCGGACTCGATGATCTGGGTGATCCGCTGGATGCTTTCGGCGGTGCTCTTCCGGGCGGCATTCAACACCTCTTCGGCGGTGCGGGGCGTGGGCCAGCCGGACACGGTGAAAGCGTAGATCTGGACGTTGGGAACATCCACAACAACAAGTTCGTTTTTTTCTTCGTTGGCGGTCATGGTATAATCTCCTTTTCGTTTTCGTGATTCACCCCGGCGGGGCGTTGGGATCGGGTCGCTTTGTCCGGTGCGGCCCGTCAAGGTATCCGGGGCGGGTCATGCGAGAAGATTTGCGGCGATGCTCTCAAAATCGAGCTGCTGGACGCTGGGGACCATTTCGGGGGCGTTGCGCTTGTGGCTGAGTTCGTCGAGAGCCATTACAAACGCGGCGGCTTCGCGGTCGCTGCTGATAAAGTCGCAACGATGATTTGTGAACTGCTGGACGATGGAAGAAAATTCGGGGTCGTTCTTGCTCTTCTGGTCAAACGTCTTGACGGCTTCCCGGTATTCCTTGCTGTCGTTGTCGTCGTGGGTGCGGTAAAAGTTGGAATACCACTTTTCAAAAACCGGCTCTAACTCTTCCATGTCAACGGCAACGGCGGCGGGCTTTTTCGTGGTGCGGGACTTCTTCGGGGCGGGTTTCGTGGGCAGCGGCTCAACATGAACCAGTTCGGGAAGTTCGTGGTGCTCTTCAACGACGATCGGCGCGGGGCGGGCAGCTTCGGCGGCTGCTTTTGCGGCGGCTGCTTTTGCGGCGGCTTCCTTTGCGGCCTTGCGTTCGGCGGCAAGCTGCTTGTTGTAAGCGATGATCTCCGCCGTGGACTTGAACCGGGCTTGCGGGGCGGGCTTGCTGCTTTCAACTTGTAAGCAGCTGAAAAGATGGGACTTCGTAGGGTAGTAATGCGGATCGGGTGCGGCTTCCTTGCCCTCTGCCGCGGCCTTTTCGCGCTGCTCTTTGCTGGGCTTCGTGGTGTACTTCCACAAGTAGCATTCAAGCAACGCTTTTTCGCCTTTCTTGACGCTCTTGCCCTCTTTCTTCCAATAGTCGAACGTGTGCAGCTCGTCCGCTGCAAACATGATCTCGATATCCGCGGCGGTGGCGGGCTTTTCGTTGCCGTCCTTGTCAACGATCTTGCAAGATGCAGCAACGGCGGCGATCTCTTCCGGGGTGTGGTGTACGGCGGCAATCTGGTGCAGCGTGGCCGGGTCAAGACGTTCAGCGGCGGCGCGGATAATCTGTTTATTCGTCATGGTAAATACTTCCTTTCGTGTTTCGTTTTGTGGATCGTCCCGGCGGTGTGCCGGGGGAATGGGATCGGGTCGCTTTCGTTCGGTGCGGCCCGTCAAGGTATCCGGCGGGGTTCAATCTTCGGTTTCGTCGCAATCGTGGCAATACAGCGCATCAATAACCTTGTCGTCGCTGAAATCGTCCGGGGTTCCGTTGGCATCGACCACAAGATCGATCCGGTCAAAAATCCGCAAGTCGGTTTCGTTGTCCACGATGAAAAACCAGTCGTCACCGTCCAGCGCGTCGCTGCACCAGACTTCAATCTGGTTTTCGTTGGTGGCGGTCATGCCTTTCACAATGGCCGGGGCGATATACCGCCCAAAAGGACCGACTTTGTAGGGACAGGCGGCAGCGGCGCGGGGTGCGCTGGACAGCAGCGCGGCGGCAAGTGCGGCGGCGGTCAAAATTCGTTTCATGGTTGTTTCTCCTTTTCGTTTCGTGGTGTGGCTTTTCGTGCTTTTCCCCGGCTATTGTCGGGGCGTGGGATCGGGTCGCTTTTCGGTGCGGCCCGTCAAGGTATCCGGGGCGGCGTTCATGCCGGAATGCTGTAAATCTCGCTGAAAATGTCCAGCGCGTCGAGTTCGGCGGCTTTCTGGCGGGCGGCGTTCACCGCGCCGCGGTCGTCGTGGCCGTTGAAGTGGTACGCTTCAATAAAGGCGTTGCGGATCAGATCGGCGGTGCGCTGGTGCTTCTGCAGCGCTTCCCATTCGGCCCGGTCGCGGATCAAGATTGTACAAGTCCATGCGCAAGCGCTGAAAGCCTGCAGAACGTCAACATGAAACGATTTGCACCGGTTCAGCGCGGCGGTGATTTGGTCGCGCTCTTTGCGATCCATCGGAACGATGGAATAGGCGGGAATGTACCAGCCGGAAACGGGGGAGATGTTCCAGCCGTGGCGGGCGGCGATCTGGTTTACTTTCTTGTCAAATGCTGTCATGGTGTCGGATCCTTCTGGTTTTGATTCACCCCGGCGGGGTGGTGGGCATGGGTTGCTTTGTTGAGCGGTGCAGCCCTTGCAAAGTGTCCGCTTGACTTTACCGGCGGAAACTGGTAAAATCATTGCAAGATGAGCTGTTCAAATCCCATCTTGCGAGCTGTCAACCGGTGGTGCGGTTGGCGGCTTTTTTCTTTGCCCATTCAGCCATGAGCGCGGCCCAAACGGCACGCTTGACGGCTTTCGGCAGCTCGAAAAAGTGCTTATTCATGCGGCTTTTCTCCTTTCGGCTTATTCAGCTTGCAACCCTGTACCGTGTCGCCCGCTGTGGCACTACTCTAGCACGGTACAGGGTTGATTGTCAAGCCCTATACCGTGCTTTCTGCGTTTTGCACAAAACCCTATACCGTGCTTTGTGCAAATTGACACTGTACAGGGTTGGGCGAAAATGCTATATTTTATATATAAAAATAAACAGGGGTAATATTATGGCTGTATCAGCAAGAAAAAGACTGAATAACGACAAATACAACGCAAAATGCACGCAAATAAACCTGAAACCGTTGACACCGGAAGCAAATGCAATAAAAGCCGCGGCAAAAGCGTCCGGGCAAAGCATACAGGGATATATTTTACAGGCCGTGCGGGAACGTATGGCAAAAGAGGGCCAGCCGTTGACGCTGGACGACTTGCCGGGGGCTGATTCCGCGGGCGGCGATTCCGTGAAACCGTGAAAAGCGGGGAAGAAGGGGGACTATAGGGGGTTACTGGGGCGGCATATAGCCTAGTTAACCCTTACCACTGCAGCGATATGCCGTTAAGTGAAGAATCTGACCCCTTCGGCAAACAGCAAAAACAGCCCTGCACCGGGGCGACAACAGCAGCAGAAAAGGCCGGGACGA